CCGAAACGATCTGGCCAAGCGTTATGCACGCGCTGTCGTTTGGAGCCGAGAACGAGGCGATGACTACTCCGGCCGCGCCTTCGGCTCCGGCGCCGCTCACGCTGTCAGGCGGGCCATAGTCCATCGCACCGCCGCCGCCGCCGCCGCCACCGCCGTACAGCCCGCCGGCGCCGCCCTCCTTGCCCTGGGCGTCAGGCGCCTGCACAGGCAAGTAGCCGCCCAGGCCGCCGCCGCCGCCGCCGGCCCCTACGACGTAAGAGGTGGCGTCCGGCGCCGCTGACCCTGCTGTTGCAGAGTTCGTGTCACTGCTCAGGCCGCCCGCGCCACCCGCTGGCGTGCCGCTGGGCGCGCTCGTTCCCGCGCTGCCGTCGCGACGCGGGAAGCCGGGGGTGCCGCCCCAGCTGCCACCACCACCACCACCGCCGGCCCCGAGGACGTTGTCGCCGTTGCCGCCGCCGTCGAAGCTTGCCGAAGCACCCTGCCGTCGCCCCTGGCCGCCGGTTGACGTGGATCCGGTGCCACCGTTGGCATACAGCAGCGTGTAGGCGCCAATTTCACCCATTGCGCCGCCGCCGCCGCCGCCGCCGGTGACGTAGGCCCCGAACGAGCTGTCACCACCGTCGCTGCCGTCGTTCGCGAAGTTCTGGCGTCCGGTGATACTGGCGCCGCCGCCGCCGCCAGTGCCGACGGTTACATCGACCGTGTCCGGCAGGGTTGCCAGATCCAGATTCACGATGGAGATACCTCCACCGCCACCGCCCTGGCCGCCCATGATGTATTCGGCCGTGCCGCAACCACCGGAGCCGCCGCCACCACCTGCGCCGATGGCCGTAACAGTCAGCGTGCCGCTGGCGGCCGGCTTGTACCAGGTCCCGCTCGACGTGAAGATCTGCAGCGCGGGCGCGTTCTGGGTGGACACCTCGAAGCGGAAATTCGGAACACGGTTCCCGAAGTCCTCAAGTTGAAAGTCCGAGAACACCACGTACACCAGCCCGCGGTACGCGGAGACGTTACCTACGCCCTCGAAGCTCTCGATCGTGGGGTCTTCGGCCTGAATTTCGGTGCCGGTGTAAATCTCGCAATTGGCCAGGAAGGCAGCGGATGCCGCGAGGCGATCGAGATACTGTGCCTCCGTCTCGTCGGGCTGCTGTTCGCGGGCGTCATAGAGCAGCTTGGCGTCACCCCAGATCCGCGATATCCCGTCGACCGGTCCTTCGCATACCCCGACTGCACAGTTGACCGAATAGCTGTAGGTCTTGGTGGTTTGGGTCGGCCCGCCCTTGCCGCCCTGCTTCTTCCTCGAAACCTTCTCAATGATGCCGCTCGACCAGATCACGTTGCCCGCGATCGCGTACGTGCCGTAGACAATCGGGATCGGTGCCCCGACCGCCGAGGACTGCACATTCAGATCGTTGAGGCGCGGGCCGCTGACGGTGCCGAGGTCGGTGGGAAAGAGCGCCGAGCCCGCCATGCTGCCGAGCGTCGCGCCGATCGCCCAGCCGACGCCGGGCAGCACGAAGCCGAGTGCGGCGCCGCCGATCGTCAGTGCGGCCTGGCCGAAGTTCGACACGTCAGTACTCCACGCCCGGCAGCGCCCACGCGCTGTGCGTCATGCGGATCCAGCGCCCTCGGTAGCCGTGCTCGACGACGCGCCCCACGGACTCGTAGGCGTGAATCAGGGTCTCGCCGGTGAAGACGGCCACATGCGCCGCGAGCTTCGTCCAGGCGATCACCACGAGCGCGCCCGGCACCGCCCTCGGGATCGGGCGGCAGTGCTCGCGGAGCCGCTCGACGAGCTCGCCGGTCGGCAGGCGGCCATAATTCGCGATGTCGAGCCGCTGGTCGAAGAGCCCGAGCGACTGGCCGACCACGATCGGCAGCCCGACGCAGTCGATGCCGCTGTAGTCGCGGCCCTGGTGGCGAAACGGTACGCCGACCCAGCTCCGGGCCTCCTCGATGACGCGCGCCGGGATCATGGCTCCTCGAACTCGACATCACGCGGCCAGTTGAGGAAGCGCGACGGCCGTGGCTTCTTCTCGGCCGTCTGGCCGCCGAATGCGGCGAGCTCGCCCATGCCAGGCACCCAGGCGCCGTGGCCGCGGAAGTTGACGAGGTTCGCGAAGCGGCCCTTGCACATCGCCGCCGACTTGTCGCAGCCCGGGCGGATCGTGAACGTGTCGCCGACCTCGATGTCGTAGGGCATCGGCAGGTAAAGCAGGATGTCGCCGGGACTGCCGAGCGTGTCCTGCTTCACTTCCATGCTGAAGGTATCGTTCTGGCCCGACGTCCAGGTGACGAGCCCGCCGTTGAAGTAGCCCGCCTCGCCGCCGATCGCGGGCGAACCCGGCGCGAGGCTGGCCGAGAACTGGCGATTGCTGCCCACAGACGTCACGGTGCCGGTGATCGTGAGCGCGTCGATGTCGACGCCGCAGCGCGTGTCGCCGAGCTCCGCGTCGCAGCTCGAGCCATATGTCCGGACAATGTTCTGCGTCAGGCGCTGGGCGAGCCCGCGCAGCTCGGTCCGGTACTGGCCCTCGGCCGTGCGGCGGATCTCGCCGATGTTGCCGGTCCTGAGGACGATCTGCCCGTCGTCCGGCGCCTGCCAGTTCACCATGAACAGCACGACGGAGGCGTCGTCGAAGAGGCCCGCCTCGATGTCCGCGGCCGACAGGTCGATCAGGCTCAGGTCGCCCTGGTTGATCGCACCCGTAACCTCCATGTTGTCGACGCTCATGTCCGAGGTCGAGCGCACGTCGGAGCCGGTGATGCCGGCGTGCGCGAGATAGGTGCCGGCGTAGGCGTTCGGCGGCGAGCCCCCGGTCGCAATCGTCAGGTCCTGGTCGTGCTCGGTGCCGAGGATCAGCACGCCGTCGCGGCGGGTGATGCGCCAGCAGACGGCCAGGGTCGTGAGGTCGCCCTGCAGGTGCGACTGAATCGCGGCCGGAAGCGATCTCACGCGGCGCGGTCCTTCATCAGGTGATGCTCGGCCCACCACAGATCCGAGTGCTCGGCCCGTTCGTAGCCTGGCATGAACGGCATGCCCAGCGTGTAATGAGCGAGCTGCGCGCCAGCCGGCCTCGGCTGCACGCCGACCAGCCAGTTCCAGGTATTCGGCAGCGCGCCAATCTCGGCATCCGTCAGCCAGCAGAACTGGTGCAGGTCGCGGCCCGGTACGTCATTGACCAGACGCAGCGTCAGGCTGCGATTGGACGGGTGGTCGCAGTTGAACAGCATCACGCTCGACCAGTTCTTGCGCCGGTAGCGGGTCTGCTCGCAGCCGTCCATCTTCACGCCCTCGTCGCCGGGGTGATCATGCTTGACGCACATGACCGCGTACTTAGAGTCAGCCAGGGCAAAGAGGCGCGCGACGTCGCCGAGAAATAGCATGTCGCAGTCGATGAACAACGCCCAGCCGGTCTGCGCGAGGATCGGCGTCAGGAATCGGCTGTTCGAGAACTCCGTCGAGCAGGGCGCGTCCGAGAGCACGTCCCAGAGGGAATTGCGGTGGATCCGGTAAGGCCGCTGCGACAGACCGCAGGCCTGCAGCTTGTCGAGCACCAGTGGCGTGACCACGAGGGGCCGCGTCGAGTGCCGGCGCAGCGAGAACTCTGCCACCCGGTAGGCTTGCTCCTCGCGTGGATCGAACCCGATGTAGATCTTCATTCCCAGACCATGAAGTGATCGCCGCCGATGCAGAACTCCGAGCGCATGCCGAGCCGCTCGAGCCAGTGCAGCGCGCCGTCCGGCTCCATACCGAGCCGCCCGTCCTCGCCCTTCTGCTCGACGACGACCACGGGCCGGCAGCGGCGCAGCGTCTGCTCGGCGCCCTTCACCACGTCGAGCTCGTAGCCCTCGACGTCAATCTTGATCAAGTCGACGTCCTTCAGGTCGAACGAGTCCAGCGTCTCGATCGGGATCGGGCCATCGCCATCGATGCGTGTATGCCCGGTGTGCCCCTCCTGGAGCGCGAGCCCGACGGCGCCGGAGCGGTTGCCGAGCGCACAGCGCTCGAGCGTCGCGTTCGGGTTCGGCACGTTCCATCGCCAGACGTCCGCGGTCACCGGGTTCGGCTCGAACGCCCGGACGGTCTCGAACAGGTCCGCCAGGTGCATCGACCACAGGCCCACATGGGCGCCGACGTCCACCGCACACCGTCGCTGCGTGACGTGCTTCATCGCGTATTCGAGCTTCCGGTACTGATAGGTTAACCGCCCGTTCACCTCACGGACGGCGCCCGTGGTCATCATCTCGACCAGGTGCCGCTCGGCAAGTGGCAGCCAGACCCCGCCTACGAGCTGGCAGTGCGCAGGGCCGAATCCACGGCGGTCCGAACAGTTGCCGGCGTGATCCGTGACCACGCGCGCGTGCAGGCTGGGTGCCGAATTCGCCATCCAAGTGCCTCGGGGTCGTCGACCGCCAGGTTGATATGTGTCTCGTAGCCGGTATTCGCCGGTCGCAGGTAACCGCCGAACAGCACGACGACCCGCCGGCCGAGGGCCGCGGCGACGTGGTGCAGCGCCCCTTCTGGCAGCACGGCCGTCGCGCAGCCGGCCATCAGGTTGCAGGCGTCGGCGAAGTCGCGCGTCTCGAGCCGGACGACACCGGTGAGCCACTTCGTGCCGGGATTGCCGAGCTGCGCCCAGGGCACGTCCGGGTAGTCGTGGACGAGCTCCTGCCAGCGGCCCCACTGCTTGTTCGGGCTCGCCGTGGCCTTGATGTGCGGCTCGATCAACACGAGGCCCTCGGCCCGCGGATCGGGGCGCACGTCGAACAGCTCGCCCGGGCTCGCCCGCCAGCTGGTGAACGCCCACCGGTCCTTCGTGGTCCGCTTGTAGTCGATGTACGGCCGGCAGCTCGGGCCGTTCACGATCACCGGGAACTCGCCCGGCTCGCCGAGTCGCGCCACGTACGGGGCCTGCTCCCAGAGCCAGTGCCAGCGGCGCGCGTGGCCCTTGCCGTGGATCTGGACCTTCCGGCCGGCGGCCCTCGCCTGGCCGAGGGCGAGGATCTCGTCACCGAGGCCCACTCAGACAACCATCTGCAGTTTCTGGCTGTTCTTCCAGAAGCGCATCGCCGGGCCCTTCATGTACTCGGCATAGCGGCGCAGCTCGATCGAGACGTCGCCGAGCGGATAGGTGCCGAGCGCCGTGGGCTGGCCGAGCGCGGTGTACAGCTCGGCGAAGGCGATCGAATCGCCGTGCCAGGCCTTGCGGTCGGTCGTCATCGGCTCGATGGCTTCGAGGACCCGTTCGAACACCGGCA